ATAGCCGTCTTGACATTCGCATCCGGGCGCACCAGTATAAGCTTCAGGATTGCGTCATCCAGAAACTTAAGGTACTGAGACTGCGTAAGACGGATGTACGAAGTGTCATTGTATCTGAGAGTAGCACTCTCTATAATATCACGAACAAGCATTTATGTTCTACTCTTAGTTAGAAGATTCGTCCTCGTCGCCCATCGACATCATATCCTCAGTATCCATAAACTCAATGATGGTATACGGATAGAGCTTATGCTCAAAGGAATCATGCACGATGTCGCCGAGGGTGGAACGAGCAGACTGTTTGAATGTGGTAACACGGGCATCATCAGCAACCTTAACAACAGACATAGGCAGCACGAACTCCTTATCAAAAGGAATCTGGTAGCCGATACCATTGTGGCCGATGAACACGTAGGCCCCCTGAGTAGGATCGCCAGTCTTGTGAAAGATAACCTTCACACGGCGGTCTTCTTCATTCGCGAGCAGTTCTTGATAACTACTCAAAGTTCTCACAGCTTCGCCGCGAATAAGTTTTCCTTTCTCGTCGGTGGGCACATCCAAACAATAATTCTTCAGATACTTATGAAGATTAACGTCTGTCTCTTTTGTAAAATTTATCTTTTTCATTTATTTGTCTCCTTAAGATGGGGAGGACCCGGAGGCCCTCCCCGTAGAACCATTACGCAGTAACGGCGACCTCAGCCCGAACCATCCAAGCCTGGTTGAGGATCACGCAAGTCTGCATGGTCTTCCAGGAGATGTGGCCGCGCTGAGCCAGCGGATCGCTGTCAGTCGGCTTCGGGTTGACGACCATCGGGGACAGAGAGTTCTGACCCTTCAGGGGGACGATACCGTAAGAATCGCGAGCGATAAACAGGATCGGGTACACGTCAGCGTTCGTACCAGTAGTAGAAATCATGGTACCGGCAGCACCACCAGCGTCAGCCCAGGGGGTGATGACGGTGGAGTACACGTAGCGGACACCTTCGACCGAACCAATCTCGTTCTCCCAGGGAGTAACGGAGCCGTAGTCGATCACGTCCTTGAAGCCGTCCATGTCACGGATGTCGGAGTCGCAGTCAGGATGGCAAACAGCCACGTAAGACGGGGCGACAGCAACAGTGCCGTAAGAAGGCGTGGAACGCACGATCTTGGTGATCATACGAGCCTTCTGGGACTTCAGGAAGCGAGTGATCTTGCGCTGCAGAGCACGAGTCATCTTGGTGTTAACGTCGCTGCGGGCAGAGCCGTTGGCGTAGTACACGTTCGTACCAGCCTTCAGAATACCAAAGCGCACGTTCTCGATCATCTCAGCAGCCTGCTCGCCGAGCACCTCAGTGCCCTGCTTCAGGACGGGATCTTCGTTCGTGTCCTGAACGACATCAGTGATGGTGACGAGATCACCGTACTGGACGACGGTAGCGTCGACATCGGTAACGGACAGAGTCTTGGCGGTAGGCGTCACGCCTTCCGACAGAGTATTCGGAGTGGCATCCAGCGCCTCAAAGCGACGGAACTTAGCCACCTTGGTGGAGTTGTTGGGGAGGACATAAGTCTGACCGAACTTTTCAAAAACCAGATACGGAGTGGCGCGATAAAGCATCTCAGCCACTGCGAATACGGCAGTACGGTTACTAATATCCCCAGAAGTGGTCATAGACATAGTCGTATATCCTTAGAACGCGTTTTCTTGCAGAACCTTTTTCTCTGCGCGAGCAAAGATCGAGGCCAAGTCTTCGGAAGAAGCGCCGCCTTGGAGATTACCATCAGAAACCCTAGTGGGCTCCGACGCTACACCAAGCGCGTCCTTCAACCTCTTAGCGTTATTAGCGCCAGTAGATTGCGTTTTCTTATTTGTTGGAGATTTTGTTGTAGCAGACCCAACATTCATGTTTTGTTTAAAATTACTGAACAAGTCAATAACCTCGGATGCTGACCCGGATTCGCAGATTTGCTGTGCGCCGATTTGCTGGTAAGTGGGAAGAGTTTCAACCCACGACCTGAAGGCACCGCTAGCAATCTGCTCACGAATATCAGGATGTGCTTCTAAAATAGCGCTTTCATGCGCCTGAACCTCAGACTCTTGTACACGGGAAGCTATAGGCTTCACCTGCTGCTCGATGAGTTGAGCAACACGCTCCTCAACTCCCGAAACTTCGGTCGAGACTCGACTGTCAATCAGCTTCTGTACCTGCGGGATAACACCAGGATACAGCTCAAAGAACTCTTCGAGCTCCGGGGTCATTTCGATCTCCGGTTTAGCATCCTTAGCCGCCGGCTTTTCCTTTTCTGTGTCTGCCGTCTGACGCTTCTCAGCCTCAACACGACCTTGCCACGAGCGGAACTGCTGCGACACTGCTTCCAGGTTACTTTGAAGAGCTGCGTTGCGTGCCGCTACCTGACCGTACAACGCTTTGTAATCAAGCGCGGACTGCTCTTCTTCAGAAACTTCTGACTCGTCAATGTTTTCATCTTCCGAGGTTTCTTCATCCTCGGTGTCTAACCGATCTTGCTCCGAATCTTCGTCTTGATCTGTATCTTCTATAAAAGTATCTCTGCTCATTACATGGTCAGAGGCTTCAGCGAAGGCAGCCGTTTGATCGAACTCTTCGGTGTCATAAATTTTGTTATCTTCCATTAATTGTCTCCTTTAAATACTGAGAACTGTGTTTCATTGGACAGTATCTGGATCAGCCCCTTCAAGCAGGCAGCTTCTCCCCTGAGTCTTTCAGGATCTGCCTGCTCGATTCCGACTGTCCACTTAGTGATAGTGTCCTCGAACCTAAGTTTTAAATATTCAGTGATGATCTTGTTCTCAGAAGACAGCGCATTGCTGCGAATCATCTTCTCAAGAGCGCTCTTGCGCTGACTATCCCTGAGCACTTGCTTGTTGGACATTCTGCTTACTCGCGTTAAGTTGACTCAACAGAGCCTGACCTTGATCGAGCACATCCTTCGGGGATACACCGTGCTCGCGGGCGGACTCAACAATCTTCGACATGAACTCCTGAACTTCCTGCTGCTGCTGGGCGGCTTGCTGCTGCTCAGCGGCTATCTCTTGCTCGGACTTAACCAAACCCTTGCCCTCAAGATCAAGAACCTGTACAATGCTCCTCAAGAGATTGTCCTGCTTAATCATCGGAGCAAACATCGGGTTGGCCGTCATGTTAGCAAACTGCATAAGGCTGTTCGCGTACACTTCTTTAGCAATCAGAGAGCTAGAGCCGCTAGCCTGAATGCAGTAATCACCCTTGTAAGCGTCGTCCTCACCGAACTGCATGTTCCAATGGTACATAGCAGTGATGAAAGGCTTCGTGATACCGTCATCAAAGTTCTTAACTTGATCCTTGATGGTGATATTAGCCGAACCCATCATCATAGACAGGCCGGACGCTGTGCGACCAGCCCCAGATCCAGGATCATCACCCCACATATAACGAGGAATAGTGGTGACCTCGTCACCATACTTCTCGAATGCAGCGTTCATAGCCAGAAATTCAGACGTGTGCGACTGAACAGGCATAACTCTGATAGCCGGAGCTTGCGCATCCGCACCAGAGCCAGACCTGAGCCACACCTTGAACGGGTAAACGTCCGTTGGGTCCTCATCCTCAGGCAGGAGATCGAGGTTAGCCTCAATCTGCGGGCCTGCGGAGATGGCAGCATTGTCCAGCATACCTCTGAACGAGGCATTGATGAGCTCCTGCACGTCACGCATGATGGCGGGGATGCCTTCACCGAAGATGGAGGTCTCATCCTTGTCGTAGTAGTAGAAAAAGTAAGGCCATTTAATGCCCTCAAGAGGAGCGAGAGCAGCCTTTATGACATGACTGCCAAGAATCCAGATATTACACGCAATCTGGACCGATCCGCGCTTGTTATCGGGGACTTCTACGCCAGCTTGTTCCAGATCTGTGGCGTCCATGTAGCCCCAGAACTCCAGAACCTCATATTTCTTGCTCTCTTTCTTACCAGCCGTGGAGGATTTATAGATACCACCGAGAGTTTGAAGCTCAGTATCAAAGTACTTCTCCTCAAAATCACCCTGAGGATGATCCTTGAGGTATTCACGAATAGTGTTAGCCTCAAAATCACCACGATCGGCCAGACGAGACAGCTTGTGCTTGCTCATCTTGTGCCGCTGGATTATAAAATTACAGTCCTCAACCTTAACAGCAGACAGATCCGGGAATATATCCCATATAGATACAGGCTCAATGAAGGGGGTGAGGTTATCAAACTCCTGAAGCATCCAGGACCCGTCTTCCATGGACTGAGTATAGGTAGCTTCCTGCTTGATATTAACCATCGGACCCTTGAGAACGCCAGTGCCATACAAGTTACCGTTATGAATAACCTCTTTCATGACATCACGATAACGAAGATCAGCAAGCTGGTCCTCTATCTGAGTAGCCATGCGCTTGGCGCGCTCTTTAGCGGAGGAATCTATCAGGAGCTGAAGCTGCGCAGTGGTAGGCTCTTGGCCTGTCTGCTGCACATGAGCCTGATAAAGCTCCATAATCTGCTCTTGAGAGTACTCAGCAATAGGCGTAGGCTCAATATTCCAGTTCTTCTCGCCCGTAGCAGGGAACAGAAAATCAGAGAGACGGCTATCAACTGTCTTGACTTTAGTGCGAGTCAGGCGTATAAAAGCCTTACTGCGCTTGGGATGCATCTTATCCAGTACATCAGGAGAGTAAACTCCACGGTACTGCCTAAGATCCTTCAGCCAAGTGTTCTCAAGCTCGTTACGTTGAGCCAGAATCTCGTCAAACCTCTCACGGACAATGCGCGCAAGGGGGCTGGTGAGAGCATCTTTCTCAATATCCTCAGAGGAAGGTTCAGCATCTTTAATCTGACCTTCGACAGCGCGCATAAAATCTTCGCTGTCCTGAGCTTCAATGAGAACGAGCTCTTCTGTCTCATTATTAGTAGCCGACTTCAGTTGCATCCTTGCCATCTATAACCTCTAATATCCACCGATCGCACTGGCAACTTGCCTTTCAGATCGGTTAAAAGTTCTTTTACGTTTCGGAAGTGTAAGCTCCAGTGCGGCATATTGTAGCGCATCATGAACGTGAGAGGCATGGTTCTTGCAAGGCTTCTCTTTAAAGAGCATCCCAGCATGACCTCTGACTTCCTCATACTTATAATCAGATATGAATCCCTTGCGGAGAGTCATACAAGAAGGAGAGAGGATGAGGCC